CCACAAACGAAATTTTCGCCAATAGTATTGATGGAAAATTCATTGAACAGGTATATGAGAAATTATTACCTTATAATATTCAATCTGGGTGTTTTGATCTTATAAGTTCTGACTCTGTTAAAAGGCCAGTTCTTGATTTACACAAAAAATCTGTATTCCGATACATTAATGATGGTAATGCCGAAATATATGGATCTTTCGCTGATTTTCGTGGCAAATCAAAATCTAGGGTAACAGACACACCCATGAGTAAAAAATTGCCAGTAGAGTATAAGAAGAAATATACCGCACCTGAAATGATGTCTTATGAACCTTGGAGGATAGCTGCTCTTGATATTTTACAACCCGTTCAAATGAATACAGAGATCCTTAATGAGTGCGTTAATGGATATATAAATGATGTGGGTAAACGAATAAATACCGAGAATATTGAAAATATGCTTATGGTTCTAGATGACTTCACTGCACTAAATGGTGCTCGCGTAGCCTATATTGATAAGATTAATAGATCAACTAGCGCAGGTAACCCTTGGAAGAAATCAAAAAAATATTTTTTAAAATCGATACCTCCAGCTCATGGAATGTTGGATCCTGTAGAAATAAGTGATGAAGAGATGAATGCACGTATAGATCTTATCATAAACACTTATCTATCGGGTGTCCGATGTAATCCTAACTTTTGTGCACATCTTAAGGATGAGCCAGTTACTTTCAGTAAAGCTAAAGCAAAGAAAACTAGAGTATTCACAGGCGCACCTTTTGATTGGTGTGTCGTGGTTCGCAAATATTTACTTTCTTTTTGTAGATTGTTACAAAATGAAAGGTTTGCCTTTGAGGCTGCACCAGGAACTGTTGCTCAATCCCTTGAGTGGCAAGAGATTTATGATTATATTATCCAACATGGCGATGATAGAATAGTCGCAGGAGATTATAAAGCATATGATAAGAAGATGAGCCCCAAAGAAATTTTGGCAGCTTTTGACATCATCATTCATTTTTGTAAATTATCAGGTAATTATACCAATGACGATATTAAAGTTATTCAAGGTATAGCCGAG